TAACACAGCTCCTGTCGATTACGATGCGGAGGTTTATGACCTTTTGACTCAAGTCGTTAAACCAAATGCGATTAAGGAAAAAGATCCGTACTTGACTCCCATGCTGATTCAATATAGAGATGCCCTTGAGGCAAATCGCCAAACACGTTAAGGCCTAGACATGCCCATCGACAAAGCCCTCTACGAAGCCCCGCAGACATCGATCGAGATCGAGTCGGGTGATGCGCCTGATATCGAGATCATCCTTGACGAGGATGGTGGCGCGACGATCGAGATCGGGGAAGACGAAGACGGTGATGTTGACTTCTACGCCAATCTGGCAGAAGTCTTGGACGATGACATTTTGTCCAAGATCGCCATTGACCTTTCTGCCTTCTTCGAGGCCGATAAGTCGAGCCGATCCGATTGGGAGCAGACCTATGCCAAGGGCCTTGAGCTCTTGGGCATGAGGTTTGAGGAGCGCACCAAGCCTTTCAGAGGCGCGGCAGCGGCAACCCACCCCCTGCTCATGGAAGCCGTGGTCCAGTTCCAAGCGCAAGCGACCAAGGAACTCATGCCCGCCAACGGTCCCGTGCGCACGGAAATCCTGGGCAAAGAGACCTTGGACAAGTTCCAGCAGGCAGGACGCGTGCAGGACTTCATGAACTACCAGATCACGACCGTCATGAAGGAATACACGCCTGAGTTTGATCAGGCGATGTTCTATCTGGGCTATGGCGGTTCGGTGTTCAAGAAGGTTTACTTCGATGCCCAGTTAGATCGGATGGTGTCGAAGCTTGTGTTGGCAGACGACGTGTTTATTCCGTACTACGGATCAAGCGTCATGAGCCAATGCCCACGGATCACGCACCGTATTGCGATGGACTCCAACGAATACCGTAAACGGGTGGTAGCGGGTGAGTATTTGGATGTGATGGTGGAAAGCGAGCTCTATCCGTCGGATGCAAGCCAGATCCGTTATCAGGTGGATAAGCAAACGGGTGTCGTGGAAACCGGTGCGCCCGAAGAAATCTTCTTGCTTGAGTTCCAGGTGGACTACGATTTGCCGGGATTTGAGGATACGAACGACAAAGGCGAGCCCACAGGCATCAAATTACCCTATGTGATCACGATTGATGAGGCAACCAAGCGCGTTATTGGCGTTAAACGCAACTGGAAAGAGGACGATGAGCGCAAAAACAGGCGCAATTACTTCGTTCACTATGTCTTAATCGAGGGCCTTGGGTCGTATGGCTTGGGTTTTGTGCATTTGGTGGGTGGTTTATCGAAGACAGCCACTGCTGCACTGCGTCAATTGCTCGATGCAGGCACCTTATCGAACCTTCCAGCAGGGTTCAAGGCCAAAGGTGCACGGATCGCGGACCAGGACAACCCGATTCAGCCTGGAGAATGGCGCGATATTGACGTAGGTGGCGCGGAATTGCAGCAAAACATGCTGCCCTTGCCCTATAAAGAGCCTTCGCAGACGCTTTTTGCCTTACTTGGGTTCTGTGTAGACGCTGGAAGACGTCTTGCCAGCATCGCCGACATGCAAGTGGGCGAGGGCAATCAGATGGCGCAGGTCGGAACGACGCTTGCACTGCTTGAACGCGGCACGCAGGTCATGTCGGCCATCCACAAACGACTGCATTACGCTCTAAAAGAGGAATTTCAGCTCTTGGCTGAGGGATTTGGCATGTATTTGCCAGACGAGTACCCCTATGACGTGCCAGGAGCGTCGAGAAAGATCAAAAAAGCGGACTTCAACAACCTTGTTGCCGTCCAACCGGTCTCAGACCCCAATATCTTCTCCTCGGCCCAGCGTTTGACGCTTGCCCAGATGCAATTGCAGATGGCGCAGACCGCACCGCAGATGCACAACCTCTATGAGGCCTACTATCGCGTCTACACCGCGATGAATGTGCGCGATATCGATAGCATTTTGAAGCCGCAGCGCACCCAAATGCCCAAGGATCCGGCAACGGAGAACGGGGATGTGCTGGATGCGATGGAATTGAAGGCTTTTGCAGGGCAGCAGCACGATGCGCACATTGCATCGCACCTGATGATGGGTTTATCGCCCATGTTGCAGGCGCAACCCATGGCCGCGATGATTTTGCAAAAGCACATCCTTGAGCATGTGCGCTTGAAGGCCGAAGAAGCCACTGAAGCCGAGCTCTTTATGGCCTATGGCAAAGATCCTGACGGCATGGTGTCTGATTTACAGCGTGAAGCATCGATTGCTCTAAAAACTGCCATGTACATGCAGGAGATCCGTGATCTCCAGAACCAGTTGATGGGTAATCAAGGCCAGGGCCCTGATCCGTTGGTCTTGCTCAAAGAAAAAGAGCTCCAGATCCGTGCGCAAGACGACCAAGCCCAGCAGCAAATCGACAGGCAGCGCCTGTTGGTTGAGCAGCAGCGCACACAGGCCAATCAACAAGCCAATCAGGCGCGTATTCAGTCGCAAGAACGCATCGCTGCCGAGCGTGCTACGGTTGCACGCGAGCGCGCAGCTATGATGGATCAAAACGCCCGCCGCGCACAGCAAGTGCAGGCGATCAACCAACGGAGAAGTCGCGATGCCGCTTAAACAAGGCAAGAGCCAGAAGGTCATCTCAGGCAATATTGGTGAGATGATCAAGAAGTACAAGGAAACGGGGTCCATCGGGACCAGTAAGCCCAAGAACAGGGGCGCTGCCATCAAGCAGGCTGCTGCCATTGCCTACGCTACGGCAGGTAAGCCAAGAAAGTACAAGGCTGGCAGCACGCCTGCCGGTGTCCAGGGTCCGTTTATGACGGTCAAGAAAAAGGACGGCAATCGTCCTGTGAAAATTTACTAGGAGCATTAATCATGGCTGAACGGAAAGAAAAGCGTTTTCCTTCACTGGAAGACATGAAGAAAGCGGACAAGGATGTCTACACCGAAGACAAAGGTCCCCCGCCTTCGCCTCCCGACATGGGATCGGTACAAAAGAAAGCCAAAGGCGGTCTTGTGACCAGCCGTGGCCAGGGCAAAGTAATGCGGACGAAGAAAACCCGTATTTGCTGATGCCTGCCCTTCGGGTGGGGGCTAAACCACCTGCTTTTTCATGGACTGTGACCATGCTTGACTTAGTCGAACGCATACTGAGAGAAATTAGAACACTACGTGAGAGCACGGAAGGACTCGTGCTTAACGGATCGGTTCCTGATATGGAACGATATCGTTTTCTGATGGGTCGCTTAGAGGCACTCAAGCTTGTTGAGGTCACGGTCAAAGATCTTTTAAACGAGCGAGAGGAGAATCTCTGATGGCATTGACGGCACTTGAACAAAAGTGGCAGGAGCAAGAAGCCCAGCGCAAGCCCGCGTTGGACGATGCGTATGACAAGGAAGGCAACTTTGATCCGCAGTTGATCGAAGGCAGCGTCCTGAGTCGTTTGCCACGACCAACCGGATGGCGTATCGCTATCCTGCCTTATCGCGGCGCACAGAAAACCAAAGGCGGCATTGCCCTGTCTGAGGAAACCCAAAAGCGCACCCAGATAGCTACCACCGTGGGCTATGTGCTGCATTTAGGACCGCTTGCCTACTACGACCAGGAGAAATTCCCTGACGGCCCGTGGTGCAAGGAAGGTGATTGGATCATCTTTGGTCGCTATGCAGGTGCGCGCATCCCGATTGACGGCGGCGAGATTCGTTTCATCAACGATGACGAAGTGCTCGGCGTGATCAATGACCCGCAAGATATCGTCCACATGTAAGGAACAACCCATGGCCAACGAACAACTGGAATTTAAGCTAGGCGAAGACGAAGAGCCTGCTACCGTCTCAATTAATGAAGACGGCACCGCAGAGCAACTTGGCAAGCCCGAAGCACCTGTGGTTGAAACACCCAGGCAGCAACAAACCACAAGCGATGATCTTGATCAGTACAGCGACAAGGTTCAAAAGCGCATTGATAAGCTAACCGCACGCTTGCGCGAAACCGAGCGCCGTGAGCAAGAGGCGATTCGCGTGGCGCAAGAGATGCAGTCCCGCATCAAGGATGCCGAGCAGCGTTACGCGCACGCGGATACGCAGCGCATGGGCGAGGCAAAGGGTCGCATCGAGACACAGGTTCTGGCGCTTAAGCAGATCATGAAAAAGGCCCGTGAGGAAGGTGACATTGACACCGAAACGGAAGCCCATGAGCGTCTGACCGCCATCCTTGTTGATCAGCGTCGCTTGCAAGAGGAAGCCGCACAGCGTGAGGCGTATGAACAGCAGCGCACAGCCCAGGCCCAACAGCAGCAGGCTTATCAGCAACAACAAGCCGCTCGTCCGCAACAGCCGCAGCCCGATCCTCGCGCGGAAGAATGGGCCGAGAAGAATGAGTGGTTTGGCAAGGACGTGGCCATGACCGCAGCAGTCCGGGGCATCCATATTCAGCTTGTATCGCAGGAAGGTTTTGATCCGCGAGGCGATGATTACTACGAAGAGTTGGATCGCCGCATCAAAGACGCC